TTATATAGGTTTTTATTTGCAACTAAAGAAAGGCCTGAATTTATTGCATGGATTGGAGAAGCTCAAGACCAAGCACGAGACAATTTAAATTGGATTGCTAATCATATATATTCTAATCCTGCTATTCATTATTACTTTGGAGACTTGCAGGGCGATAAATGGACTAAAGATGAATTTACTCTTAAAAATGGATGTAGAATGATTGGTAAAGGGACATCCCAAAGATTGCGTGGTAAAAAACAATTATCAACTAGATATACTGGCATTATACTTGATGACTTTGAATCAGAGTTAAATACTAAGACTCCTGACTCAAGAAGACAAATAAAAGAATGGGTGACTGCGGCAGTTTATCCTGCAATTGATTTTGATAAAGATGGATTTTTATGGTGCAATGGGACAATTGTTCATTATGATAGTTTTCTTAATGGATTAGTTAAAGGCTCTCAAGAAGCTGAAAAAACAGGAGAGGAATATGCTTGGGATGTATTTACTAGAAAAGCACTTGAAGATGGTAAACCTATATGGCCTTCAAGATGGCCAGTAAAAAAATTAGAAGAACGTAAACAGTTTTACATTGATTCAGGTACTCCTGCTAAATTTTATCAAGAATATATGAATCAAGCGAAATCACCAGAAGACCAAATATTTAGTGAGGAGGATATACAAGATGGGATTTATCAGGGGAATGCGAGGTTTGATAAAGCGGCTGATTCGTGGTATATACAATTTGCTAATGGAGATAAAGAATACGTTAATATATATATTGGTGTTGACCCAGCTTCGACAATTACTTCTAGGAGTGATTATTCTGTTATTATGGTGCTTGGTGTTACTGCCGAATATGATTATTATGTTATTGAGTATTGGCGCAAAAGAGTCTTACCCATGGAATGTGCCGATGAGATATTTAAAATCGCTAAAAGATACTCGCCAATCAGACGAATAAATATTGAAACAATTGCATATCAAGAAATGCTTCGTGATTATATAATGAAAAGAAGCAAGAAAGAAGGATTATTTTTACCTGGTATTGAAAAAGGAATTAAGAACTATAACTCAAAAAAGAAAGATAGATTATTTGAAGGATTGCAACCAATGTTTAAAGCAGGGGCAGTTCATCTTAAAAAACAACATCATGAATTTATTGATGAATTAATTGATTTTCCTAAAGGTTCTCATGACGATGTTATTGATGCTTTTTATCTTGCAACACAATGGGCAAAAGGGAATGCAAAAGCTGCAACTATTAAAAAAGAAAAAGGAAATGATGGTGTTTGGGCAAAGCCTAAAAAAATGTATGATTGGATGACAGGCAGACGCATATAGCACCGATTTGTTATATATAACTATTTATAACTATATTATACACTATGATTAAAGAAGATTTTAGAGCAAAAGAGATAAGGGAAATGTTTGACCGTTGGTCTAATGCTCGTGAAGACTGGGATGTAGCTGCTAGAGAAGATATAGATTTTTATTTAGGCAATCATTTTAGTGCCGATGAAGCAGATGAATTAGCATCTCGAAATCAATCAGCAGTTCCAATGGATAGACTTTATTCTGCTATTGAACAATTTAAAGCAATTATTACTTCAAAACCTCCAAAATTTTCAGCAATTGCAAGAGAAGATTCAGATGGTAAGCTTGCAAATGTTTGGAAAGTTATTCTTGAATATATATGGGATATATCTGATGGTGATGAGCAATTCAAACAAGCAGTTCATGATTATGCAGTTACAGGATTAGGTTATTTTCTTGCATATATAGATAAAGAAGCTGACTATGGTCGAGGTGAAATAAAATTTAGGCATCTTAATCCTTTTAAGGTTTATGTAGACCCTAATTCAAGAGATAGATATTTTCAAGATGCAACTGGGATAATGGTTTCAAATATAATGAGTAAAATGCAGCTTCTTGATGCGTATCCTCAACTTGCTCAACCTATTGAAGAAAATGAAGAAAAATTATTAATTGACCAAATTGAAACTGTTTCTGAAGAAGATTGGCCAGATAACTCAAATAAACGTACGATGGATTCCTTTACTCCTGATGTTGTGAAAGATTATGATTATAATAACACTTCTGGAGAAAAATATAGATTAATTGAATATTATTCAAAAACTAAAGTTCCATTTTATAGATTATTAGATAAAAGAAATAATCAAGAAAAAATCATACCTCAAGAACAATTTCAAATGATGCAGCAGGATAAGCAATTTTTAAATGCAATTGATAAAGGTTTAATTGATTTTGTTGAAGTTCAACAAACAAGAATTAGGCAAACATGTTCAGTTGGTCAAATAGTATTATACGATTTAGTATTAGATACAGATATATATCCAATTGTTCCAGTACCAAATATATGGACAAATACTCCATATCCAATGAGTGATGTTAGGAAAAATAAAGATTTTCAAAGGTTCCTCAATAAAGTTGTTTCATTAATCACATCGCATGCACAAGCTAGTTCAGGACTTAAGCTTCTTATACCTCAAGGAAGTGTTCAAGATATTGAAGAACTCGAAAGAGATTGGGCTAATCCGAATGCCACCCTCGAATATGATGCATCTTTTGGGGAACCACATTTTCCATCACCACAACCATTATCAAGTTCAATTATGCAATTACCTTCTTTAATTGAAAGATATATTGATTTGAATATGGGGATATTTGAAATGATGCAAGGAAATGCAGAATCAGCTCCAAGAACATCTTCAGCAACAATGATGATGGAAGATTTTGGACAAAGACGCTCTAAGTCAAAGTTAAGAGATGTTGAGGGCTCTTTAAAAAGAATTGGAAAGGTTGTATATAATTTAGCTAAGTCTCATTATAATTACCAAAAAACATTTAGAATTGTGCAGCCTAATAATGATATAAATGAATTTACAGTTAATAAAAGATTATATGATGATAAATCAAAAGAATTAATGGAAATACAAAATGATGTTTCAGTTGGACAATTTGATATACGTGTAATTGGTAATTCAACTATGCCTTCAAATAAATGGGGTGAATGGGAAATATATATGCAAGCATATCAGTCAGGGCTTATTGATAAAGTTGAAGCTCTTAAGAAAACTGATATATTTGATAAGGAGGGTGTATTGTCAAGAACAGACCAAATTATGCAATTGCAGCAAGCATTGGGTCAAGCCCAAGAACAAATTAAGAAAGTCTCAGGTGATTTACAAACAGCGCATCGTGAATCAATACAAGCACGTAAGCGTACTGAGGTAGAAAAATTCAAAGCAGAGCTAAGTAAAGATTCATCAGTCAGAAAAGCTGATGATAAGCTCGCTATTGGTAGACTAAAAGATGCGGTCAAACTCGAGTCAGAGAAATTACGTTTAGGTAGTCAAGCTCAATTACGACAAGAGAAATCGCAAAAGGAGAAAAAGTAATGACAGACGCATATGAAAACGAAAATCTTCAACAAGAAGGTCAAGTCGTTGATAATGTAGGGCAAGATGAGGGACAAACAGAAGTAGAGAATTCAGTACAGAATTTGGAAGAACAGGTCAAGTACTTTCAGTCTGAAAAGGATAAACTCGCTAATGAAAATCAGAATCTAAAGAAATTCGAGGCGTTGGGTAAATTATTGCAATCTAGACCAGATATTGCACAAACAGTTGCAAGTATGGTTCAAGGTGGTAATAATGGACAACCCGTTGGCCCGCAGCGTATTGAATTAGATAAAGATGAATTTGACCCATGGGAAGCCTATAATGACCCTAAATCTAAATCGTATAAGTTCAGACAGCAAGAGCTACAAGATAGTATTGGACAGGCAGTAAATCAAAGGATGGCTGGTGTAATGAAACAGCAAGGAATTCAACAATTAAAGGGAAATCTTTTACAACAAGGTCTAACCCCGCAAGAAGTTGATTCTTTTATGCAGTTTGCATCAAAAAATCCTGGAGAGTATGGCGTGGAAGGTGCTGTTAAAATGTGGCGTGCTATGATGAACGATGGCCAAGGCACAGTTACAGCAGATAACCCACTTGATAATGTTAGACAAACACAAGAAACCCCAACACCTGGTGGTATATTGCAAGGTCAACAACCTCAAGCTAAAAGCGGAAAGGATGAAATGTGGGATTCAATTGTAAGTGCTGGTAGCCGAACTAACGTTTTAAAATAAATAACTAAGGAGAAAAATAATGGCTACTTATAATAGTGGACAAGTAAAATTTGGAACTCCTGGTGGAAGTACAGTCGATAGCGCCAGTCTTGGCACAAGACGTTTATACGACTTTAGCGATAGGGTCGCAGAACTGTCACCAGAAGAATCTCCATTTTTCGTTTACTTGTCAAAAGTTGCAAAAGTACCAACATCAGACTCTCAGTTCCGTTTCTTAGAAGACAGAACAAAAGTACATATCACTGATAGAAGTTTTTTCATAGATGGAGCCCAAACATTGGCAGCTCCAGGTGGAAGTACAAGTGTTACTGTTGAATCTGCAAAAGGAAGTTCTGATAGTACTGGAAATGTAAAATGGCTTATAAAAGGCATGGTGGTACAATTTGCTCAAAATGTAAATGCAGGAGCCGATACAGAGGCAATAACTCAAGGTATTGGTAGAATAGAAAGCGTTACTCATAATGCTGCAGACACAACAATAAATGTTACTACAATTCAAGCATCAGCTGGAGATAGTTCAACAACTACTCTTGACGATGAAGGTGAAGCTGTAGTAATTGGAACTTCTTATGAAGAAGGTTCAGGAGCTCCTGATGTATGGTCTCAAAAGCTTGATAATGATTATGGTTATACCCAAATCTTTAAAACAGCTTGCGAAATGTCAAATACAGCAAGAGCTACAGTATACAGAGGATACGCTGACGAATGGGCACGATTATGGAATCTTAAATTAAGAGAACATAAAGTGGACATTGAAAGAGCAATGCTTTTTGGCATGAGAGGTACTCAAAATGGTATCTATTATACTGATGGTATTGTTGGGCATATTCTTAAAAATGGCACAGCTACAGATGGCTCTATTGGAAGCTATTCTGAAGGGATTCCATATTTAGGAACATTTGCTGCATCAGAATTAACTTATGACGGGCTTCTTGGAGCTTTTGAAGTTATGTTTGACCCTGCAAGAGGAGGTTCAAGCAGCAAATTATGCTTAGCTTCTCTTCCAGTAGTGTCTCATTTCAATAAACTAAGTGGATTTATGGAAAATAGTTTAATTGCAAATGAAACTATATATAACTTTGAAGCATCTAAAGGTGCGTTTGGTCATAAAGTTATGAAGGTTGAAACTGTTCATGGTGATTGCTCAATAGTAAAAGAACCATTGTTTAGAAATAATGCTTCTGGACATATGGCTTTTGTTGACCTTGACCATGTATCGTATAGACCATTGGTTGGTAACGGTGTTAATCGAGACACTTCAATCACAACAAATGTACAACAGGCAGACGAAGATTTGCGTAAGGATATGATTCTTACAGAAGCAGGTCTTGAAGTTTCTTTACCTGAAACACATGCGTTGATAAATCTGGAGGCATAAATGAGAAGTGATATCTTAAATAATAATAGCATACATAGTAATGTCGAAGCTAAGTTGCTTTCAGTAGCATCTGCTTATACAGTTTCTCAAGACCAAAGTGGCTCTATATTAGAAATTGATGCAAGTACAGGTTTCACATTAACTCTTCCTGAAGCAAAACGTGGCCTTAAATATAAAGTTATATTTAAGGTGGGAGGAACTGATGGGAACATGAAAATTGCAGCAGCTTCTGGAGATGCTTTTTATGGTAAAATTGTCGTAAATGACAATGCTGACGATAAAATAGCAGTTCAAGCTTTAACATTCGCTACAGTTACGAATTCAACAGATGAGGCTAGTTATGATACAATGACCTTTGATGGAGATTCAAATACTAGCGGGTGCACTGCTGGAGATGTTGTTGAGCTTATAGCTTGTGACGACAATGCTTGGTTTGTTCATGGAAGTCTAATGACTACAGGAACACCTTCTAGCGTTGCTGTTATCGGTGCTTCATAAACTAAATCAATAAGGTTTAATAGTTTTGTAGAACTATGGGGTAAGTCGTATAAAGGGCTTACCCCCAATCTACTAAAGAATTTTTTATAACAATAACGAGCCCATTCACGCACAGCCAGTGCTTAGGGCAGGGAGGGAATATGGCAGCAGGAATACATAAATATACAGTAGCAGAGGGCGTAGGATTACAATTAGGTCAAGCTGGTTTTAAAGAATTAGATTCTGCAGGAAATACAGGAGATGGGACTTTTTGTGCTTTTTATGTTACAGGTTCAAATGCTGATGACCAAGCAACTATAGCAGCAACAACTCATGTAGGAGATGATATGACTGCATGTAATTTTACAACAGGGTCATTAGTTTACGGACCATTTAAAAAAATAACAATGAGCGCACCAACAGATGCAAATGTTCATGTGTTGTGTTATTACGGATAATGCCTAAGAAGAAACGTAAGAAATATTTAAAAGGTGGAGATATTAAAGGGCCATCTCATAATAATGGTGGAGTCATCATTGAAGCTGAAGGTGGAGAATATATAATTAAAAAGAAATCAGTCAATCCTAAGACGGAGGCTGTTTTGGAATATATCAATACTCATGGTAAATTACCACCAGTATTTGATGCAAGAAAAAGGGGGAAGAAGTAATGCCAAAAGTAGGAAAAATGAAATTTCCATATACTGAGCAAGGGATGAAGGATGCTGCAAATTATTCAAAGCAATCAGGCAAAGCAATGGAAATAGAAGAATATGGGCATGGTGGAATGATACCAAAATATAGAGGTGGTGGAATGGTTCCAATAATGCCAGGAAGACGAAGAATGAGACCAATGGGTCCAAGACCAAGACGAGCAATGCCAGGAAAGCCAATGCCTCGACCAAGACCTCCAGTAGGCCCTGGAATAGGTGTACCTAGAGTTCCATTATATAAAGCTGGTGGAAAAGTTCCAACAGTCTCAACTATGGCTCAAAGACTGGCTAATCTTATGGGTTATGCTAAAGGTGGAAAAGTTGTTAAACCTAAATATAAAAAAGGTGGAAAGGTTAAGTAATGGCAATTTTTGTATATGATAAGAAGCTAAAGAAAGTTGTCCAAGTTAAAGAGGCTCCAGTTAAACTTAATAATACAAAAGACCATGTTAATATGAGAACAACATGGAGTGGTCAAACACAGGTTGAGTTTAGTCAAACAACAATTGACCAGGATATCGCTGATAGGAATGCACGCTAATGGCAACATTAAGTGCACAAATACAGGCATTGTCTGGTACAAATATTACTGAAACTGAGTTAGACCAATGGTGTGAAGATGGGGTTAGAGAGTTGGTTAATATTTTTCCTGAAAATTTAAAAAACATGTGTTATGGGAAGAATACATTTACATCTGCAGCTGCAGGCTCTGAGGCTGAAACTATAGCTACAAAACATATTGGAAGCGTGTATGCAGGGACTGTGAAATGTAGAGAAATAGACCCAAAAGATAAGTTTAAAGCAGCTGATTCAAACAGTCTTCATGTTGCAAGTGCAACTGACCCAGTATATTATATAGAGGGAGGTAAATTAAATATTCTTCCAGCATCGTCATCTGGTATATATTATGCAATTGCAGACCCTTCAATAGATGCAAGTACTGATAGTGTTATATCTAATTTTCCAAATGAAGCTGAGTATTTAGTTGTATTATATGCAGCAATAAAAGCACTTGAATCCCTAACAATAGATGAAGAAGACCCTGAATTATATTTACCAGCAATACAAAGTTTAAAACAAGATTACGCTCAAGGCCTTCAAACATTAGGCGTAATACAGGCACCTCAAGGAGCTAAGTAATGACAGCTAAAAATATTATAGAACAAATTGAAAAAATGTTTGGAAGACAGCCTGAACAATATATGTTTCAATTA